GAAATGCTTGGCAGAAACATGGGTATACGTGAGTTATCTGCCTCTAACAATTTAGACATTCGTTACTTACAATCTGCAGAAGATGATGGTATGCCACCATTATCTAAAACAGATTATGAAAAATTAAGTAACTATGTTGGCAAACAAAAAGGACGTAAAGAATTTGTGATAGATAGGTCTATGTCTGTAATAGATATGGCCAATGCTATAAAAATGTTTTACGCAGAGTATAAAAAACCTTTTGTGGTTACGCTGGACCACACACTGCTGGTTCGCCAGTCAGCTTCAGAAACCAGTAAACAAGTTACATTGCAAAATCTTGCCACAATGCTAACTGAGATGAAGAATAAACTTCCTGTGACTTTTATTATTCTTACTCAGCTAAACAGAGAGATTGACAATGCTGAAAGACAAAAGCCAGGTAAGTTGGAGAATTTTCCAACAGAAGCAGATGTCTTTGGAAGCGATTATCTCTTACAGTGCGCGGACGTAATGGTTGCATATAATAGGCCAGCCAAGTATAACATAAGCAGGTATGGGCCTCAAAAGTACATCATTGGTCCTAGTGACAAATATTTACTTGCGATGCATGTTTTGAAGAATAGATTTGGAGAAACAAGTATTCAATGGTATAAGGCAGACTATGCAAAAATGGAAGTTGTTGAGGCGTATGAACCTGATAAAGAACCATTTACAGCGAAAAGTAAGTAATAATTTAAATTTTAACAAATGAGTAGTACGTTTAGAGCTACAACAGAGCCTGAAAAGAAGAAGCACATTAAGGAGATTACCAATGAGTATCTACCTTTTTGGCAGAATCTTTTCAACCATATGGGCATCTCCAGTCCAAAGTTTGGTTCAAAGCTTTGTTACATGGGCAAAGAGTTTGGAGATGAAAGAGTAGAATGTGTACGTTTTTGGTCAAGTGAATTATCATGTGGTCAAGATTTTTACATTGAAATGTTTGATTGGGATCAAGAACATTATGATCGCAAAAACAGAAAATTGTATAGATTGGTGAACAATCCTAATTGGAAACTTAATCCAGCAAAGTATGTAGAAGTAGAAACATCTGGTGATGGAAAAACATCTATTACGTATGCTGTTAGATTGACTGATTTAGAACTTGTAAATAGTACACCAGTTACTGCAGCTTATGCAGAAGTAGTAACATTACCAGAAGAATCTGAAGAAGATTTATTTGTTGGTATGTTTTCTGAGAAAGAAGACAGCCATTATAGCGCAATGACTATGCGTGATCACTACTGCATACAGCACAATGTGCCCATGTCAAATAAAGAATGGTTAAATGATTTAATTAAAAAAGGAATAGAATGGCAGAGAAAAACGCAGAAGTAAAACCAGGAGGGTTTGTACTTCCAATGCAAAAAGTAAAAGCTGAAATCAAGAGTCCAAAGAATCTTGTAATTTTCAGTAAACCTAAAGTAGGTAAAACTACTTTGTTATCTGCATTAGATAACTGTCTTATTCTTGATCTTGAAGATGGTACTGATTATGTTGATGCAATTAAACTTAAAGCAAAATCCATTTCTGATATTGTTACTATTGGTAACATGATTACAGAAGCAGGTAAGCCTTATAAGTATATTGCTGTAGATACAATCACTGCTTTAGAAACAATGTGTGTACCATACGCAGAAGAGTTATACTCTAAAAGTCTTATGGGTAAAGATTGGTTTACAAAGCATAAACCTAACTATGGTAGTATTTTGAATATGCCAAATGGTGCAGGTTATCCATGGTTACGTCAAGCTTTTGAAAAAGTTCTTAACTATGTAAAAACTCTAGCTCCTCATGTGATATTTGTAGGTCACATCAAGGATACATTGTTGGAGAAAAATGGTTCAGAATTTAATTCACTTGATCTTGATTTGACAGGTAAATTGAAACGTATAACAACGTCAAACTCAGACGCTATAGGTTATATCTATAGAAAAGGCAAAAAGAATGTCTTGAGTTTTATGACAACTGACGAAATAGCTTGTGGTGCAAGACCTGAGCACTTGAGAAATCAAGAAATTGTCATCTCTGA